CCCCAGCCGAGAATGCCGGTGCGATTGCTCCGCCCGTTCCAGTCAAGGATAGTGCGGTCAGTCCGCCCGATGCAACAACGTTCTTTGCAAATGCGGTTGATGTCCTGATTGTTGCGCTAAACGGCACAACACCGTTTAATTCTGCGGATGTGGAAAATTTTGTCACGATGCCAGTGAACGTAAATTCCAGAATCGATGATGGATATAAAACCGAGAAATTCAGTGCTGTTCCGCTGACAAGTGCATTGTACATAGCGGTCTGTCCGTTGGTGTCTGAAACGTTCATGAATCCCTCTACTCCGATTTCTCCAGGGTCTAACATTCCAGTTGAGATGTGTTCTACAATTGTGCTTGCCAGATTGGAAACGTCCGTGGTTTCCTTTGTCAATCCGATGTCGGTTATGGTTGTGACTTCTGCGACTGCGTTCGCTCCGATTTTTAGCAGTGTTCCGTTTGCTTTAAATGCCATGTGGTTTGTCCTCCTATTTTTGATAACTGATTGTAAATATTAATGTCTTGCTGTTTAGTTTTGATTCAGAATCCCAACTTTCCGGTGCGGAATCCTCAATCTCAACGGATTGAATGTAATAGGTTTGTGTTGTAAATTGGATTGATTTCATTTTTGTCCGAACCGCTTCAAAATACGTCAGCATATCCGAGTATTCCTTTGCGATAATCTGCACTTCGAATGTGTGGTCGTACAGACTGCGGAATCCGCTTAGGCCGGTGTATTCTTTCAATGTGTTTGAGCGCATATAAATGCACGATGTTGTGATTGGCGCAGGAATAAAACCGCTCCATGTTGGAAGAATTGTGGCTAACAATGTTTTAATTTGTGCTACCATCATTTATTCCTCCATTCGTTTTCAAATTTATCCATCATCTGTTCAATTACCGTTTCTGTAAAATCATTTGCATTCATGTCCATTGCGTCACGCATGAACCGTTTGCCTTTAACGGTGTAGTTCTTGTTCTCGTCATTCCATCCGTATTCTTGCAACATGGGATAATAATATTCCTGTGTTTTCACTTGTCCGTGCTTGTTTAGCTTGTTTCCGACACCACGCTTTGTCAGTTTTTCCATGCTTGACAATAAAAATCCCAACTGCACTACAACTTTTCCGGTACTTCTTGTCCGTTCACTTTTTGCATTGATGGATGACAACAGATTTCCAGATTTAATTTTCATTCGTGTTGCTGCGTTTAATCTTGCTTGTAATAATATTTTCTGACTGGCGGAACTGATAATGCCTTTTAAGTAAACGGTAGGGTATTTCTCCATTGCCGCCATAACTTTACCCAGTTTAACTAAATCATCATCCATATTAAACCGCCTTGTCCGAACACGTTAACACAACAATGCCGAGTCCTTTTTGAAACGAGCGTACGATAAAAAATTCATCCGTTCCGTCAACAACCATGTTCTGATCGCTGAAATCTTCAACATGAACCTCGTACGAGCGCACCACATCGATTCCGTTCAGTCCTGCACTGTAAAATTCCGTCCGTCCAACAGAAACGCGGTTTGCCCAGACGGTTGTGTCCACGTCCGTATTATTTGGAAATCCCACAGTGTCACTGGTTGGATAGGTGCGCAGCCTTAACTTGATTGAATCTGAAAAAAACATACGCTACACCTCCGCACGGTAATTCGTGGACTTTCGGAGTTCGTCTTTCTGTTGCATATAATCTTCCTTGTTCGCTTGTGCATCTTCATTGCTCAGTCCGAATTTCCACCGAGCGAACGAACGAACCGCACCGAGAATCATCGCATCACACTCATCGTACACAGCAGATGAATCCACTCCGGTTCGAACCATGTCAAGTCGGCATTCTTCGATAATGTCGGTCAGTTCCGCATCCACGTCAACCGATGTATTGCGTCTTACCGCACGTCTGATTTTTGTTAGATAGTCTGCATTAACCGCCATTTTCCATCACCTCCGAATAGCTTCCAGGTCTTAAATAATTATAAAAATAAAGTGGTTCGTTCCACAACGTGATTTTCGCACCCTTGTCCATGATAGCCTGACTAAAACATAAATCCTCGGCAGGAACCGTGTCGGGTAGTCTTGTGTCACCGATGAATTCACGTTTCCATGCTTTTGACCACAGCGCAGGGTACAACATCCCATCGTTGTCGTTTGGTTTTTTAAATCCGAACGTTCCGAATATGAACCCAAAACACATGATATCCTCGTCCGTCAAATTTCTGTCAATCATTTCCAAAACCAACGGATGCAACAGCCAGTCATCGTCATGCACAAATAAAATGTATTCGCCAGTTGCCTTGTCGATTCCAATGTTGTGCGTCATGGTGCAGTTTTCGTGGTTGCAAGTAAATATATTTTTCGTGTACAGTTTTGCAACGTCTTCGGTACGGTCTTGACAGTCATTGCAGACAACAATTAGTTCGTAGTCTTTGAATGTCTGCGATGCAATACTGTTCAGTGCGTTTCGAATATAGCGTTCGGAATTGTGTGCGGTGACGATTATGCTGAATCTCATGCGGTCACCTCGGCTCTTGCTTTTAGTGCCAGATAGCTTTCTTCATTTGCAAGTGATTTCGTAACGTGTCCGATTTTCACTTTTGAATCGCACCAGATTTTAAAACCGCACTGTCTTGCACGTATACAAAATGACAGGTCTTCACCATATCCACGCATCGGTTCAAAACAGGTCTTGTATTTCTTGTAGACTTCTTTCAAAACGTCCGTCTTTAACAGCACTGCGCCGAATCCGGTTCCATCAACTTCGAACACGGAATCCATTGGATATTCCAGATATTCTTCGTTCACGTATTCCTCTGTGGTTGCGCCGTATCGGATTTTACTGTAAATTACTGGAGTAAATGGCGGTCTGCGCCGAAAGCACAGACCAGCCAGAAACTCTTTTTTATTATCCATCATGTCGGCTAACAGTTCCGGATTGAATATCATATCCGAATCGAGCCATAGTACATAGTCGAAATTCATAGCGATTGCTTTTTGTGCCAGCCGCTCTCTTGAAACGTACACAAGAGATCCAGTTGAAAAATGGATCTCCGTGTCATCGATTTTATTCAAATTTACAAGGCACTGGACAAAATCGGCATCGATTGAATCCATACAGGGTATTGCCACCATTATTCTCATTTGTAACCTCCTAAAAATATGGTTCGATTTTTAAATTAAGCGGTTGTCACAAATCTCACAATTGCCTCTTTATTCGCTGGTTTACTGTCAAAAATGGCAGTTCCACGATAGTCAATCATGTTGGATTTAAACCCTGAATCCTTGGACGATTCAACTAATACGTCCTGTGCCATGTTTCCGACAATGGTTTCATAATCGCCGAGGTAGATGGCATCGTTGGCAGTTGTGACATAATCGTCAATCAAAACAGGGTAGCCGAGAATGGTTCTCTGAAATCCGTTTTGCATATCGGTCATCATGATAGGCTGACCCTGGCTGTCCACGATGGTTGCGAGTTTGTTCCACAGTGTCTTTTTGTTCATAAGGAATTTCGCATTGGCATCATATCCGGCAGGGAGCAACGCAATCAAGGAACAGATGTTTCCGTATGTCGGGCCTGCTGTGTTCAATATTTGGTTGGTGTTGGATGTCCAGGTTGTAACCACCGCAATACCGTTGGTCGTGTCGTTGATGATGTAGTTGTCGATTGCTCTGGAAATATCTCTTGCAAGCATCGAAATCAACCAGCTTTCAAACGCTCCAACAGACATTGTGGAAACCGTTGCGCTGATGGAAATAACCTTAAGGAATTCGTATCCGCTTAAAGTTACATTCAAAATCGTATCTGCTCCGGCTGCGATTGCGCTGTTCTCGGTATGCTTTACATCTACTGCTGTGTTTGTTCCCTCGGTGACAAATTTCAAATTGCCAGCGACACGGAGCAGTGTGATTTCATTGATCATCGGAGCGAGTTTCTTTAATTTCTCAAAGAACTTGTCACTTGTCATTGTCGGAATTGCATTAGCTGAATCAGTCGATGCATACGCTCTTTTTTCGGTTTCTGTGAGTGCTTTTCCTTGGAGATTTTTCACCCATGCGCTTCTGTATTCAGGTGATGCCAGTAAGTCTTCTCTTGTCATTTCGTTAAATTCCATCGTCTTGTCCTCTTTTCTTTCTTCTACTTTTTTTGTTTGGACTGTACCGCTTGCAATATTCAGAGCGGTCTGTTTTCTTGTTTCCAGTTCGGTAAGTTCTGATTTTCTTTCAATCAAGAGCGTCTTTTCCTGTGTTGCGCTTTCGACTGCATCAAGAGTTGTCATGCTGCGGACTTCAATGTCCAGTTCAGACAGTCTTGCCTCAATCTGCTCCAGGTTCATTTCTTCTGGTTTCATTTTTGTGTTCCTCCTAAATAAAAATATTTTGCCTTTTCAATCTCAATCTTGTTCCGAATCTCCATTCGCTCTCTTTCAGCCTCCGCCTCAAAAAATGAACGTGATTGGATTGATGTGCTTTCGTATGCTGGAAAATCTACTGCAGAAACATCGTACAATCGTTTTATTTTGTTTATTCTGCGCAGATGTGTTCCCTTTTCGTATTCTTCGCCGCCGTCCTCAACGGTGAATGCGAACGACATTTTATCAATATATCCGCCTTTGATTTCCTCGTACAGTTTTCTTGCTTCCTCCGTACCCGACAAGTCAGCAGTAATCAGTAATCCGGTAATGTCCGTTTTTAATTCGAGCGTTCCGTTTTTAGTCCGTGCCACTGGTTTTCCGCCATGATTAAAATTCATTACGACATCGTTCATTTGACACTGTTCAAATGCGGTGCGTGATATTACTTCCTTGTACTGGATTCCATCGTACTCGCACATTATTTCAGGCTGTTCGAATGTTGCAGCGTATCCGCTGACGGATTGTTTTCCATCATCCATTCGGATTTCAAAACTTCGGTACATTCTATCCTTGCTTATCATCGTCCTCTACCTCCTTTACGTTCGGTGCTGTGTTTGTTGATTCCATTACGTCTGAATCCAAATTATCAACTTCGCTGTATTCTTTTCGAATATAACGCTTATCTCCGCCCTCGACTGGTGCCATGTTAAAAATATCCAGACCTTGATTATGAGTAATAAACCCACGGTCAAACATCTGAGTAACTAATGATAATTTTGAATCAGTTGTAGCGTATTGCAATCTGTTTGATTCAAAAATAACTTCATTGCCGAATCCACGTTGTCTGCTGTTGTAAATTTTATACGTTAATTCTAATCCTAATGCTATCAAAAAACCCTCGATACGTGCTTCATAAAAAGCATCCCAAGCATCTCCAACCGCCTTTGACATTATAACTTCTTCATTAACACCGAAGTAACGATAAATATTTAACCTTAATTCTTCCACCGACTTATAATTCGCAATGGCTGGTGTCATTGTAATCGGCATAAATTCCTGTGTGCTGTCAATGCTTGCAATTCCTGATTCATTTTCCATTGCGGTATAATCTGCGACAAAACGGTCTTTTGCTTTTTTAACGTCCTCATCTGACAGCATCGCCTTGGTCGATTTCAATATGCCACGCAGATTCGATGTGCTTTTAATTGCGTTTGCCATGCCTTGGTTCGTGGTGTTCAACAGTTCAAGGCTTGTCAGGATCGCATCGTTTGAATCGCCAAATATGTCTGAACTGTTGTAGTCTTTTCTTAAAACCGCCAAATCCTCCCACGAATGCGCCATTACGATTCCGTTCGGATAGGAGAATTTAATATACAGGTTTCCTCCAACATCGACCGCTTCATATGTTCCGTTTGGCATCGGATACAACCCCACGCAGTTTCCGATTTCGTTTCGCATGATGTAGATAAATGCCGTGTTTGTGATTTCAAGAATCGTTCTGATTTTATACAGGAAATCCTTTCCGTTCATAAACTGATTCGGTCTGTATGTAATCATGTCCTGTAATTTCTGGTCACCTTTTAAAATTTCGCCGTTCACCCTCCGTATTGCCTTGACATTCGCCTTGCTTGAATGTTCCGCCAAGGAACGGATGCACGCTCTTGCAACATCGTTAGCATAAACGTTTCCGCCAAACGATGAGAATGTCGAACGATATACTCCGATTTCTTTCCATATCGATGTGGAGTATGTTTTAATGCCAGTGAAAATTGCCTTGATTGCACTTCTGAAATTTAATTTTGCCATACATTACTCCTTATCTGATATAATCGATATATTCGTGCGATTTTTCACAATAACCTACAAATGCGTTTAATAATGAAACCAGTCCGTCAATCCGTTTCGTTGACTTCGATTTTACTGGCTGAATGCTCTCGATTCCGTTTTCATTCAATGATTTCTTGCAGGTGTTGAATGCACACCACCGAAGCATTGGATTGTTGTTTGAAATTATCTTGTGTTCCTCGAACAATCCGCCCAGCTGTTTCATCGGGTACGTCCATGTCCGTGCGCCCTGTGGACAGTCCACCATTTCGAATCCGACATCTTTCATTTCAGGAACCCAGTAACCCGACAGTGAACGGTCATAATAAATCCACAGCGGTCTGATATCCCACGTTCTCACCATGTCAAGAAACCACAGCGTTATTGCATGGTAGTCAACTGTGGACTGTTCGCATATGTGCAACCACCCATCGTCCGCCCATGTCTGATATGGCGCCTCGGATTTACTGTTATCCTCCACTTCGTCCACTCTGCAACGTGGAAGAAAATATTTCTGCAACACATACAGATTCGAATCGTTCGGTTTTTGAATTATCAGCGTTGCACACGTCAAATCCGTTGTTGCGGACAAATCGCATCCTCCGACTGCATACGATCCTCGCAGATACTCCATGTCGACCATTGTTTCATTCACGCAGTCCTCATAGGTCAGCCATGATTCTGTCGATGTTTCTCGAACATTAAATTCCTTGCACAACAGATTTTTGACGAGGTTCTTGTTCTGTTTTGCTTGGTCTACCTTATGCCGTAGCGTTTCGATGTTTTTTATTGTGCCAAGTCCCGGATTCGCCTTTATCCAGCAGTCTGGATTTTTCCATTCTTCTTTTTCGTCCAGTTCATACACAAACCCAATAAGGCGGTCATCTTTCTTCCCACCATCTGTAAAATATCCGTTTATAATATCTGTACAGTAATCGTATTTTTCATCATATATGTCTTCACGTATTGTTCCGGCAGTCGATGTCATAAATATCAGTGCCTGTTCTCTTGCTGACACACCGTCCGCTATGATGTTGTACAATGGCTTTCCGTTCTTCCACTGATGGAATTCGTCCATCAGTGCGCCGTGTACGTTTAATCCGTCCATTGTGTCAACGTCCGATGCTAATGGCTTGAATACTCCATCGTTGAAATCTGATACCAGTTCAGCAACCAGTGCGCGGATTCGCTTTCTTAATACTGGTGATTTGTTCCGCATCCGTTTCGCTTCAAGCCAGATAATTTTCGCCTGATCACGCTTGGTCGCAACCGCATACACTTCCGCTCCAGCTTCACCGTCACCGACTTGTAAGTACAATCCGACACCGGATGCAATCAATGACTTTCCGTTTTTCTTTCCGACAATCAAAACCGCTTCTCGATATTTACGGTTCCCTTCGATGTCGATGAATCCAAATATTGCAGCTAGAATTGCTTTTTCCCACAGTTCCAGTTTTACCGCAGTTCCTCCGAATTTACCTTTTGAATGATGGCAGTAATTTTCAAAAAACTCGATGATATGATTTGCACGTCTTGGACTGTAGTAAAACTCCGATGTTTTATCTGCCAGGTCAAATACTAGTTTTTCGAATGTCTTTTTAATCTTTTTGCAGGCAATCGGCTTAGTCTGCATTTCGTTGTAATATTCCAGTATCGGATTATAGCTATCTGCATATCTAATCTTCTCGGTCTTGCTCAAAACCATCCCACCCATCATCATCTGCTGCGATTTGAACCTTTGGCAGCATATCGACCAGTTGTTTATACATTGCTCCGTACCGTTGGATTGTTGTGTTATAGCTTTTTAATGCTGGATTCTCACGGATGAACTGTTGCTTCCCCTGAACGAAATCGTCCGTTACTCCGTTCTGTCTTATTTCAGCTTTAAGCCGTCCGAGCGTTTCCGACATGAATACGATTTCTTCAATCAAATCCGATGCGATGCTTTGACGGTCTTCTGGAATCTGCCTTAGTATTTTTTGCAGTTCCTGTGCTTGATTCAATATAACGCTTTTTGGTTTCATTTGATTTGCTCCTGTTCGTTTTTCCCTCCCCCATGCGAAAATTTACTGCGTTTTACAGAAAGGAGAGTGCATGCCTCTCTCTCT